GTCGGTGAAATCAAATTCTTTATATGCTGCATCTATATCGTGAGTTTTTGTTAAATTTGTTTTCATTTACTATTAATCACCCCCTTTCAATATAATAGACATCTTTTTATTTCCCCAAAAATTCCTTCAGCATATCTGCTGTTGAAGCCTTGTTCGTTTCCTCGCCTGCAATTTCCATCAATTCAGCTCGTCCTTTAGGAGTCAAACCTAACTGAATACCTATCTTGTTAAGCGTTTCAGTAGCATCTTTCATAACAACAACTGCTGGATTCTTTTTAAATCCCATCGACTGCTCGCCTAAAATCTCACCGCTACCTTGTGCTTGAATGACTTTTATTATTTCTGTTTGAATACCGTTTTCTTTAATGTCTTCATAGGCTTTTTTGTAAATTTCATAATTCGTACAGTAAGTTTCAACCAAGAACGTATCAATGCGTTGAATTTTATTTGTGTTTTCTAAAAACGGAATGATTTTGCGCCAAACTTCCCTTGCCACTGTTCCTAAATAATTCGGAGGGTCGCTTGGTAACCGCCCATTGTTCTGCTGATAATACGGATTCTTAACCACTCATCATTACTCCTCTCCGTTTGGTATAGCATGCCCCCACTTTCCGAATAGTGGGATAGTTTTAATAGTATCGCCTCCTAAAAGCCCCATAATAGCGTCGTATGTCGTTTTTAATACCGTTTAAGGGTTAATATACCACCCTTGTCATAAAATCGTTCTACGGGCGTTTTAGACGCCTTTTAGAACGTCTTTATTTTAGTTCGTCCACCAGTACTTTTGCTTCACAAAATTGGTATAGACACCTTTTAAAAATCCTCAAAAATTGTGCGTGACGTAAGAAAACACCTTGTCGTGGCTCTCCTAAGGCCCGTAGTAGGGGCGGGGGTCAATTTTAAGTGTTGTCTAGTATAAATATACTGCCCTAATATTAAAATCGTGCTACGGGCGTTTTAGAGGGGTTTAACGACGTCCTCCTTTTTACGGGCTATTAAACCCGCCCACGCTGCCACGGAAAGTCGTAGGTCAGTGTTCTGTTTCGTTCTGTTTTGACCAGTACCATAGATTTCTTGTTCCAAGGTCCTCTTGGTGTTATCACAGCTTCTACACGTTGCTACCACGTTTGAAACTTCAGTTTTAAGTTCAGGTGCAATCTCAACTGGTGTCACGTGGTCACCTATGCGTGCATCTGGTGTGACTACATCTAACGCTAAGCAGTACTGACACAGATAGTTGTCACGCTCTAGTGCTATCTTTCGAATAGATGACCACGTCCTTGACCGATAGAATGCATAGCGTTCCTTGCTCTCATCATCTCGGTTCCTTACTCTCTTGTTGTATCTTGTGCGTGAGTATCTCTGTCTCTCTTGTGCTTCCATGTCTTTATGTGCAGTACAGTAGTGTGCTGGTCTCTCTACTAAAGTGCGGCAGCTGTCTGCCTTGCATCGTCTGACCATTGGCATTGGCATGCCTCCTTTAGATAAAATAAAAGAAGAACACTGATGTGTCCTTCTGATTCGATAATACTATATTACCATGCCTAAAGTATTATGCCGTATTAATTGGTATAGATTAATCTAGATGTTTCTCAGCTTGTCTTAATTTAACGTAGTACGTAGCTCTACTAATCCCTAACTTGTCACATATCTGCCAGATACCAAGTTGGTCAATGTATACCATTTGAAGCAAAGACCTAGCATCTATATCCTCAATATTTGCTATCTGTCTACGAAACTCTAGCTTCTGTTTGATAGCTTCAGCTGTGAAGCGTTCTAATTCTTCCTTAGCCGTTATAAGTTCCACATAAATATCATCTTTGCCCTTACGCTTTCCACCCTGAACCATGTCAGTATGCATTGAACCAGATGTGACCTTAAGCGCTTGTGATTCCAGTCTCTTAATTTGCTCTATCTGACTGTCGATGTATCTATCAAGTGCTTTGATTCTTTGTAACCGCTCAACTGTTCTCATAAATTGTCTTTCCTTTTTCATGGTATAATAATGTTGTCAAATAGTTCTCGGCAAGCTTTGCCTTGGGCTTTTTTTTATTTACCACCCCCTTTATTTTAAATTCCAGTCTTGCTACCAGCAATGCAAGACTAGAGTAAAAAAAGTATGTATTGGTTTCCTCGTTTCTATAAAATATTTACTGGGTTTGTGCATCGGTCTGTCAGCGATGCGAGTGTCAAAAAAATTACCTAGTCATGACAGACTAACAGCGAGCGAGGGAGTCGAACCCTCACAAGCCCATAGCAATCGCTTTATATAGTGTGCGTTTAACACTTTCTTTATTAAGCCCTCTATCACCTTTAGTGCGATATTCTAAATAGATTCTATCAACCTCTTCATCTAGGCTTTCTGGCCATTCATACTTATTAAAGACGTACTTAGCTATCTTTCCGAATAACTCTCTTGAAAGAAGTCCCTCTAATTGGATTACCTTTCGAGGTGTCACTATACCCATCTCTGTATAGAGTGTATTTATCGCTGTCCGTATGCTAGTGGCTTCTTGAAATTTGCACCCTTTAACATCCATGATATAAGCAGTGAAGCTGTTTGGGTATTTAGCTTTTAATGATTTGATTTCCTCGCAATACTGTTTAAAGAGTTCCTCAGGCAGTCCAGCATTTCTCTTGTCGGTATCTGGCCGACACTTTACGGAGCTACTAAAATAGTTCTCTGCCAGATACTCTTGTAAGTCGTTTGCGAGTCCGTCCGTGATATACTCACGCATATCGTCTAATGTCGCGGGTGATAACTTAGAACGCTCTTTAATCACATTGTCAAACTTTTGAAAATATTTTCTAGCTTGCAATCGGTCACATTGTTTTGTTTCCATAATATACTTTGTTAGCTTCCTAGGATATTGATCTTTTAACGTGTCAAACTCTAGTGTTAGCCTTTGATGTAATTCTTTAGTCAGTCCTGCGTACTCAAAGTGTTTCATCATCCTCTCCCTTTCAAATAGCTAGGAATCTCATCCCCAACGTTCACACTGTCATACTGTTCTTTGCTCACTAGAAACTTACCATACGCCCCACAATCGATTGTGTAGAGCTTCCCTATCATCTGCTTACCTGTGATTTTCCCATGCATTACAGTGGCATTATCGGCTTTATACACGATAATAGGTTTCACTGGTCTATTGACTACACTGATTACATTGATAATTAGGGATGCCAGTAGTAAGGCAATGGCTACGTTATAAGTCTTCTTCCTTAACGAATGTTCCATTTATCATTTTTCCCTTTCTATCCTTGATTTCCTCGTATGCAATACTTAGGCACTCAGTTACATCTAGGTCTAATTGATGTGCCAATACGATAATCGTTGCTAGTGTGTCTCCGATTGCATCTTTAAGTGCTATTTGTGGGTCTGTGAATTTAGTTGGTTTCAAGAGTACATCCCGAATTTCACCTACCTCTTCGGTAATACGCATCCACTGAATCTTTGGGTCAGCTTGCTTTAAGTTGCGTTCGTCTGCCCACTCGTTAATCTTGGCAACTAGGTCCGAGAGTGTATTATAACCTAGCAAGTATGGGATTGATACATTGAAATAGTCAGCTAACTTCTTAGCGTTACTTCCTTTGATTTCATGGGTGCCATGTTCCCAATTAAGAATGGTTAATTTTGTAACCCCAATTTTTTCGGCTAACTCAACTCTTGTCATTTTTTGTAATTCTCTTAACTCTTTAAGCCTATTCATCTATTCCACCTCTTCAATCACAATGCCTTCACAATCGAATACCCAACCAAAGCAGTCAGCTTCTAGCTCTTTGCGAGTATGGTATACCCTGTAGCTTTCATTTGAAATATATCTTGGATTAAATTCCCACGTCCCTTCGAAATTACCATAAACCAAGAAACGGTTTTTAACATTTAAATTTCTGATTCTGACTGCATATCGTTTTTCTTTCTTTACCTCATACCCAAACTGGTACATGTTGACGAGGGTTTGGATAGCATTTTCGTTATTATCAAACCAAAAGTTAAAATCTTTTGACTCACCACGACTTTTGAAGATATGGAAGTTGCGTATATAGCCAAATAACTTATTTTCAAAATCTTCCTTAATATTCTCATACCAATCCGCTACGTATTGTGGCACTGCTGGCTTATTAATGATTGAATCATATAATTCCTCAGCATGTTCTATTCCTTCTCTTGCAATCTTCTTAACTGCTTCATCTCTAGTAATCATCGTTTACTCTCCTTAATCGATATTTTTAAGTTTTAATGGCACCCACATTTTAGGATTGTAATTTATTTCATATTTGTATTTTGAAACATTCGGTACATCCACGTCTTCAACTACATAAGATACGTTATCTGACAAACCGATAATATGTTTTTGGTATTTATCCTTACCATCTTCGACAACAATTTCAAGTTGTTTGTCATTGGTATCAGCTTTGATAGACATCCTACCACTCATTTGAAACATGATATCATTTGTAATCGCATCAATAACTGTTACTTTCCTAACAACATTGAAGTTATCAGACTCTTGCGATAAATTACTTGATATTCTCTTTGCTTCTGAACAACCAGTTAAGAGTAATAAACTGCTTATACCAATAATTGCTAATCTTTTCATTTCTATTCTACCTCTTCCATTTCCACTTTATATAATTTTAAATTTCTATATTTAACACCTCTCAAATGATGCAATCTTTTGATAGCTTCATCTTTATTATCAAAAATTTCCACTTCATCTTCCATGTTGTCAAAATATGTTATTACTTTATATTTCATAACTCTACCAATCTCCTTCATTTGCATAGCTCTATCATCTTTTTCAATAGTTTGTCATCTGGTAACTGCTCTAGTGTCAGTATCCTGTTGAGTTTATTGTTACCAATACCTAGCTTAATTGCCACTGCACCTTTATTTTGATGCGTAGTGTAAAACCAATGATTGAAATACTCTACACGTTCTAATACAGTTACATGGTCTTCATATGGTCGTGGTGCATATTTAATGCCAGCCATATGGTCATTCCACCGTTTTACCATCAACTATCCTCATAGCATCTTCAACGCTTCTTGCCACTCCAACAAGTGCCCCTCGTTTTTTCATGGCATCCATAAACTTCTTTTGGTCATCTCTCACACGACCTTTTTCATTTTTGACTTCGATGAAGAATATCTGTCCATCTGGTCTAAATCCAAACAAGTCACAAAAACCTTTTGGTGCTCCAGTTTCAAACCAACGTCCATCAGCCATTCTGACCTTCCCAACGTTAATTCTGAATACCATGTAGCCAGCTTTTGATAATTCCACTCGTATTTGATTTTGAATTAGTGATTCTGTGGTCATTCCTTATAAATGCTCGCAATCTGTTTGTCAGTGTAAGCCATCCTTGCCTGCTGGAATAAGCAGTTACGCAAAGTATCTACATAAACTTCATCACCCTTTGTCACCCACCCATCAAATGGTTCATCGATAAATAATTTTGTTTCCTTATCGATATGTTTGTCAAAGAATTTTTTCAACCATTGTTTCTTTTCTGGAGTTGCCTCTTTGTTATCTTCATATTTGATGAACGCAACAACTTTGATGCCATAATCTTCGTCGGTCCAATAGTCATCTCCAACTTTTTCAAAATGTACCGGAATAGCGTTACATTGCACATCTATAACTGTTGCTGCTTCAGAAAAATCTTTGATATAATCGCTGATATTTTCATTAGGTTCATTTGATTGATTAATCTCTAAGTATTGAATTTCCATTTTTTCTCCTTTCGGTTACTTGGTTACAGTAACTGTTACTAGTAAGAGTAACCACTACGAACC